CCCCGCGGCCGGTGAGGGCACCGCCCACCGAGTTCGACATGCGTCCGCCCAGAAGTGTCGTCTGAAAGTCGGCGGTCGCCGAGCGATCGGCGGCGAGACGCGTCGGAAAGACCTGCCGATACCAGGGACTACTCATGATGAGCCGACAATCCCGCCCGTGTTTTTCGGCCAGCTCCTGGCCGTAGCTCGCGCAAATCACGCGACAAGAGGGGTCATGACCGAGCAGCCACGCCGGGAATGCGACAGATGCGCCGATCGACTTGAGACTCCGCGGTGGCACGTTGATGATCAGTCGCCGAATCCGACCCTGGCGCACCGCCTCGAGCCGATCGGCGATCAGCTCGATGTGCCAATTCGATTGAAACGGCGCCTGCGAGTGCAGTTGTACAAAGCATCGATGAATGAAAGTGTGAAAGTCACAGCGCAGTAATGTTTGATATTCATCCTCGGACAGAAAACTCATGGCACTTACTCCTTAGAAACTCGTGTAGAACCAACGCTGGGGTCATCGCACCCGAGCCGCTTGAGAATTCCCGCCATCACGCCTCGGTCCACATCGCTACCGGAGAGCGATGATGCGGGACCGGTGTCGCTATCGAACAACGGGGCAAGCCCGAGCAATTGCTGAATGGCGCGCGCATCGCCTTTCACCGCACGGTTCACGAGCTGGGTAATAGCCGCCTCAAGTTTGCTTATTTGACGCCGCTTGCCGTTTTCCACGACCGTGATCCGCTCGCGTAACGATTTTCGGATCGTGGTCGCAAGATTGAGGGCGCCCTTCGGCCTGTCTTTTGGATTTCCGGACTGTCCCGGCTTAAATTGGCTCGCCGCGGGGGGCTTGCCGAAACCGACGTCGTACGGGGCGTCACGGCGCGCACTCATGGCTGGTTCTCCGAAGAGAGCACATCCGTGGCTTCGACCGCGCGAGCTACCTCATCGAAGCTGCGTCCGGTCTCCGTGTGAATGGCTGATTTCCCAGTCCAGCGTTGCCATCGTCGAATAGCGGTGTCGACATAAAGCGGATCAATCTCGAGGCCGCACGCCACACGTCCGGTTTTTTCAGCAGCGATGAGCGTCGTTCCGCTGCCGAGAAACGGATCCAGCACGCGGTCGTGACGGCTGGACGCATCCATCAGGACGTCGGCAACCAGTGCCAGGGGTTTGACGGTGGGATGCAGCGAAAGCAGATTGCCTTCGTCCGTGGTGCGCGCGAAGGAGTTCACGCCGGCGTATTGCCAAACGTTACTGCGGTTCCGGCCGTACCCGCCGAGCTGGATGTTATTCACGTGCGCGGCCGTGCCGTGCTTGAACACCAGGATGAGCTCGTGCTGGCTCCGATACAACGAGCCCATCCCGGCGTTGTCTTTGGCCCAGACACATAGGTTTTTGAGTTCGCCGTAGGCGGCCTTGCCTGCCGCCAACAGCTCACGCAGATGACGCCAATCAATACATAAGTAATGAAGTGCGCCGGGCGTGGAGTTCTCTGCCATTAACCTGCACGCGCACGTCAGGAACTGCGTGAAGGCGGCCTCGTTCATCTCGCCCGAGGCCATGGCGAATTCGCGATGTTGAAGGGCGCCTTTGCCGCTGACGTGTCCCGCGATGGGCAAGTTGTACGGCGAATCTGCAAACACAACGCGTGCGGCATGCCCTCCCATGAGCCTCTCGTAACTTGCGGCCAAAAGGGCATCGCCACAGAGGATGCGATGTGAGCCGAGCTGCCAGAGATCACCTAACTTGGATATTGGCACTGCGTCGGCAGCCGGCAGATCAACTATCTCAGGCTCTCCGACGTCTGACTCCTCCGTCGTCAAGCTTTGAATGCGTAAGTCGATTTCCGGAAGGTCGAAGCCAATGGCCTCGAGATTAAAGTCGAGCTCCGCGTCAGACAGTGACTGCAGCTGCTCGGCCAAGAGCCGCTCGTCCCAGACCGACGTATCGGTCAACCTGTTATCGGCGATCATGAAGGCGCGCGCTTGCGTCGGACTCAAGTGCTCTAGAGTGATCGTCGGTACCTCCGTCCAGCCGAGAAGCTGACACGCCGCGAGGCGACCATGACCGGCCACAACGTACCCTGCTTTGTCGATGAGAATCGGGACGTTGAAGCCAAAAGCCGTGATGCTGTGAGCGATCTGCTGCACTTGGCGATCGCTGTGCACTCGGGGATTCTTTGGGTTCACGAGGAGCTCGGCAATTGGCCGAGATGTGATTGCCAAGCTGCTGGAAGATCTGCACGCTGCAAGCTGGCGGGACAAGGAATTCGGGTGGTTCATATGGTCCTCCTATGCACGTATAATTACGTCTATTAACATAAATGATTTGATGGTTTAGGGCCGACCCGGGCGGATCTCGGGAGCGGCTTTCGCCCACGCGACAAGTTCAAGGACAAGCTTCTTTAGGGGAACCAAGACGCGGCTATCGTCGTCCTTAAACTTTTCGACCATGTTGAAGAAATCTGCGCCCGCCACCTTGTTGCCTGGCGTCACGAGCTCGTAATTTCCGGGCGTCTCGGAATACCGATTGTGGACGCGAAGAAAGCACTCTTCGTCTATGAACGAACTAATTCGGCCTCGGCTCTTGACCCAGTCAGCGGTTAGAGCTTCTTCAGGTTGTGTTAGGAACGCGTTGCGATAAAGCCGACGAAAGGTCGCGCGCTCCTTGATCAAGAGTCCCGCGGCGTCGGCGATTTTAATTCCTCGGCGCATGGCGTAGAGGGCCACACCGCACTCGATAAGTTCATCGAAGCCATAAAAGATCCGGTTTCCCCGCCCTTCCCCGACTGCTTCTTCGGCGTGGGGAACGCCCAGCTGGCGCAAATACCGCACCTCATTGCGCAATCGCGCATTCGCTGGCCGGCCCCGATTGAGGGCCCAGGCGAGCTGGCCCAGACTGAGCCGAAATCGAGGTACGCGGCGCATGAGAGTTCTTAATAGGCGTAATGTTACGTATATTACTTCCCGGACGACTCCTTGTCAAACCCCCCAACATTCTCCTGAATTAAAGGGTTTTTATGGCCCGATCCCCTTGACTGTGTTGATTTTGCTCGTTTCGCGCACCGTTCCCAATAGCCCTTGACTGTCTGCCCGAGCAGAGCGTCCATGGGGGTCGGAGGAGATGATATGAACGACGCCTGCACCCCATTATCGAACCTCTCATCCCTGGCGGATGAGGGTAGAACGAGCGTAAGTCAACGCTGGAAGCAGACCCTAGGGCGCGACATACCAGCCAATCTGCGCCTGGAACTCGCCGTGCCGATTCTTGCCTATAGAATCCAAGAAAAGCATTTTGGGAAATTGGCGCCGAAAATCGATCGGCGGCTCAAATCACTCCTCGAAGTGCCCCACAAAAGCCGCGCCGATCGTCCCGCCCTTCGAATTCAGCCGCATCGAACGGCGTTAAAACACGGAACGCGGCTACTGAGGAGTTGGCAAGGCACGACGTATCAGGTGACCGTCACCGATGCGGGGTTTGAATGGGACGGTAAAACATATGCAAGTCTGTCCGTCATCGCCAAAGCCATTACCGGAACTCATCGATCCGGTCCGGCATTTTTCGGATTGCACCGGACTTCAAAGTCCGCGGCACAAAAGAACAAACAGGGCAATAGTCATGTCGGAGCGTAGCAAACAAATCCGCTGCGCCATCTATACGCGAAAGTCCTCCGAAGAGGGTCTTGAACAGAACTTCAACTCCCTTGATGCTCAACGGGAAGCCTGCTCGGCCTATATTCAAAGTCAGAGGCATGAGGGTTGGCGAGAAGTCACCACCGCTTACGACGATGGCGGCTATTCCGGCGGGAATCTTGAACGACCCGCCCTGCAGCAGCTGCTCGCCGACATCAAGGCCCGCAAAGTGGATCTCATTGTCGTTTATAAAATTGACCGTCTCACCCGATCACTCACCGACTTCGCAAGCCTGGTCGGGGTTTTTGATGCTCACCAAACATCCTTCGTCTCGGTTACGCAAAGCTTCAATACCACGACCTCCATGGGCCGCTTGACGCTGAATGTCCTGCTCTCGTTTGCGCAGTTTGAGCGTGAGATCACCGGTGAGCGAATCCGGGATAAGATTCAAGCTTCGAAACGCAAGGGCATGTGGATGGGCGGGACGGTGCCGCTGGGCTACAACAGCATCGACAAAAAGCTCATCGCGGTCCCCGATGAGGCCGCTCAGGTCCGGCGAATCTTCGCCCTTTACCGCGAATCCGGAAGCGTTCAAAATCTTCAGGAGAAGCTTTTCAAGTCAAACGAGATCAGCAAAGTTCGAATCACACGCTCGGGCAAGCCTCGAGGCGGCCAGTCCTTCTCGCGCGGTGCGTTATATTTGATTCTTCAGAACCAAGTGTATCGGGGACAGATGCCGCATCGCGATGCGTATTACCCCGGAGAGCATGAAGCCATTATCGAGCGGGGGCTGTGGGATGACGTGCAGGCCTTACTGGAATCCAATCGCGAGGCTCGCCATTTGGGTCAACGTGTGCGCACCGCAAGTCTTCTCGCCGGACTTGTATTTGATGATACCGGTCGCCGATTGACGCCCTCGCACACGCGCAAGGTCGGAAAACGATATCGGTACTATATTTCACGGGTGGCAAGCCCGAGCTCATCGCAGCTGCCCCAATTACCGATTTCGGTTCCGGCCCACGACTTAGAACGCCTTGTGCTTGAGCAAGTCGAATCACTGTTGAAGTCCTCCGATCTGGACCGGCAACTCCTGAACTCAGAGGATCGAAATGCACATGAAGCTGCGTCTGTCTTGCGAGCGGGTGAGAGGCTTGGCGAGCAGTGGAAGGACTTGAAACCGGTTGAGCAGCGGCAATGGCTTGTGTCAATCATCCAACGCATCGAGGTCGGCAGCGATTCGGTGACCCTAGGAATTCGCCGCGAACATTTCCGTCACTCGCTTCTCACCCACTCACCGACCAAAAGAAAAAAAGGCGACGAACGCTCAGTGCGCGAAGATGCTGTGCTTAGGCTCACGATTCCGGCGCGACTACGCCGATGCGGCAACGAGATTCGCATTATCCATAACAACACCCTTCACTCGACCAGCATCTCGCCACACCATGCCACGCTCCTTAATGCGATCGCGCGTGCCAGAGGCTGGTACGGGCAAATT